TGCGCGCACCGGTGTAAGCGTTGGCGCCACCGATCAAAGCCGTCTGGAAGATCTGGCCGAGCGGCGTCAGTTCGGGCTGCGCGACACTGACATCCTTGACCGCAGCCAGCGCCTCGTTGGTCGCGACGTCCGGATTCTCGGTCGCGTACAAGGTCGATTCCGCCTTGGCCTGCTCCTGCGCGACGCGGCTTTTTAAACCGGCGGCACCCGTATCCGCCTGGCTGACAACATTGGCGCGGTTGAGCTCGTTTTCCTTGGCCAACCGTGCGGCTTCATCGGTCGCCGCGGAGGATTGCAAGGTGCCCGCCCTGGCTAAGCCATAGGTCGTCTGATCCTTGGCCTTGCCGTACTGGTCTTCGACCTGCGGCATGTAATAATCGAGGATCGACTGCTTGAACTTGTCATAGAACGCGTCATCAAAGCCGCCGCTGGTCTCGCCGGTGGCGTACTCTTCCGAGGTCGGAATGACCTCGCCCGGCTGGTAGATTTTGCCGTCCGGACCTTTGACCGCCCACTTCGCCGTGTTGACGGTGCCGCCTGAACCAGTGCCGCCGGTGTAGCTGAAACTGCCCTGGTCGCCGGCCCGGCCGGTGCCGGTCTGGCTGTAGGTGGCGCCGCCAGAGGCGCCGCCGTGACCGGAACCACCACCTGTATAGCCTTGCGCCTGCACGCTCGACGTCGGCACCACTGCGGTGCCGCCACCGGCGGTGTTGACGTAGGTGTAGCCGGACGGCAATCCCGCCGCCTGGCCGCCGGCAGTCTTCTGCGCGTTGTTGAAATTGGACCAGTCATAGCTGCCGGTCTTGGTTGCCATCACCGGCGAGCCTTCGAACGCCGCCTTGATCGAGGCCAGACCTTTATCGATGCGCGCCTGGCGGTCGGTCTCCTTCTGCCGCGCTTCGGTCGCCTGCTCCTTCTGCATGTCGACCATTTCGGAGTTGTCTTGCTTCTTGCCGCCGATCGGAGTCTCTCCTTCGTGCCTAAAGAGCCCGCCCCATCATCGTGCCGATGACGGTGAAGCCGTATTTTGCAAACGTGTTTTCCAGTGCCCGGCTGGAGAGTGATTCCGAGGTGATCGGCGCGTGCAGCGCGCAGGCGCCGTCCGCCTGCATCTGGGCGATGGCGAGCTCAAGCAGGATCATCGGCACGGCAGATCTGCGGTGCGGTTTCTTGACGTAGAAAGTGCCCATCACCGCGACCGGCTCGGTCGAGAAATTATGGTCGAGCGAGTAATCGAAAAAGCCAATGACCTCATCAAGATACAGCGCCAGGACGATGACATGCAGGCCGTAATCCAAGATCTTCTGGGTCCAGCTACGGTAGCGGTCTTCGTCGGGGATAATGCCGCGGGCGTGGTAGTTCGCCTCTTGCCAGTGCTCCGGCCACAGCGCCACGATTCCGTCACAGTCTGCCGGCGTGGCGACGCGGAAGGTGTAGCGGGCGAGGGTGGCGCGGTAGACTCGGCTGTGCTTGGCGTGATCAGGCTGGAGGTTCACGGAGATCGTCACGCTGATAGTGAATCAGCGGAGTGCCAATCTCTCCGTCAGTGGCTCTCGGTTCGAAGCCGAGATGCGCCAGCCATTTGCGTGAGCCGTGATTGTCGCGGTGGACATAGCAGGCGGCTCGGTTGATCCCGATGCGGCGCAGGCCCGGGATCATATAGGAGCGAATGCATTTCGTCACCGCGCGAATGGCGCACGGGCCGTCTTTGGTCTTGAACCCCCAGACCTGGACCATGTCGGTGCCGACCGGATTGGCGCCGAAGGCGAAGATCGGACGAGCTGCGTGATCGAGCGCGACCAGCTTGTAGCGCGATTGGTAGGCGTCGTCGGCCAGCCGGAGGTAGTCGTCGGGATCGCGGGTCAGGGCAAGCTCCATACGATCGGCGTCACTAAGCCAGTTGGCGATGGTGACCAGGTCGTCATAGTTCGCCCACTCGATCCGGATCATTGCTCTTCGTCCGCCAGCTTGTAGTGGATGGCGATGTTCGACAGCGACGCCGCGCTGGCGTCGCTGTTGTAGAACCGCATCGAGATGTGGCTGGCGTAGCCGGTCAGCTCGGCGCGGCCTTGGTTCCAGGTTGGCTGGGTGAAGGTGCCGACCACTTCCTCGGCGTCGGGTTGATTGAAATTGTAGCTGACCCGCGCTTCCCAGGTGCCGGAGACCGTCATGTCGACCGCCTCGTAGATCTTGGCGTGGCCGGGCTTTTTACCGGAAAGATAGGGCAGCCGGACTTCGACGCCGCAATTGTCATATTGCTGGTTGTCGTTGCCGCCATAGACGTACAATTTGTCATTGGTGCCGCGCAGGAAGATACGGCCGGCGCAGGCCACCGCCTGGGCGACGGTGAACTCCAGCGAGTAGTGCGACCAGGCGGTGATCTTCGGCCCGGGGAAGTAGCTAAGTACATAGATTTCGTTGGCGAATACCAGCCAGAAGCGGCCGACTGACGGCTCCAGCAAGGCAATGCCGCCATTCATGTAGGCGTCGCCTTTTGCCCTTCTTAACGCTAGCAGCGCCGGATCGACGGGCGAGCCGATGTCAGAGACCGCCGCTGAATTGGAGCTGTCGCGCGCCTTGACCGAACGGACGCCGGACTCGTCGAGATAGAGCACGTCGCCGGAACCGTATTGCAGCGGCGAGCGCGGCGCGAAGGTGCCGGTCGAGCGCAGCAGCTGCGTGAACGCGTTCTGCAACGGGTCCGGGTCGACGGCCCAGATTTGAATGGCCTCACTGCTGAATACGGCCAATTTATCGTAATAGACTTCTAATGCTGTAAGCGTCTCGCTGTCGGAATCCTGCAAGGAAAGATTGATGTAGCCGTGACCGGTGCCGGCGTCCCACTGCATCGGATCGTTGACCGCGGAGAAATAGAGCAGCTTGCCGATTACTGCGTACATTTTCGACTGGTAGGTGCGGACGGTAACGCCTTTGTTGGTGCCCGGCTTCTCAACCATGTTGCCGGCCGTTGCCGTGCCGCCGGCGTAATAGTGACGCCAGGAAACACCGGGTTCGAGGCAGACCAGATAAACGTTGCCGTCGAAGACATCGTAATCCTGCTGCGACAGCGAGGCGGCGCCGTTGGGCACCTTCAGACCCTTGAAGGTGACGCCTGGAACGCTGATCGCCGGTACCGGCGGGGCGACGTTGCGGCCGAAGACGTAGAGCGTCGCCGCGGTCGAGGCGAGGCCAAAAGATCCAGTTAAATCAGCGATTTGGACGAATGCACGACGCTTCTCGATCTCGCCGCCGGGATTGATCGCGGCGTTGTGCAGTTTGACCAACGTGCCGCCGGGCGCGGTCAGCGGTGATTTGCGGACGTCCCAACCTGCGGAAAAGTCGTCGACCAGTTCGTAACTCAGGGTTGTACCCTCCTAAAATTTCAAAAAATTTTTACGGGTATGCCCTGATGTCGGTGTGGCGCATCGTCGGCCCGACGCTCGGCGCGCCGCCGCCGTAGCTCGAAACCTTGTTCTTGCCGGAGACTTGATTGCCCAGCAGTTTGAGCAGATGGCGCTGCGCCTTTTGCAACTTGTTCGCCGCGTCTTCTGCCTTCGACCGAGCTAGAAGTTCGGACGCGGCAAACAGGATGATGCAGGTCGCGTCGAGGGTGGATTCGTCGGTGTTGGAGACGAACTGGTCGAGCTCGCGATTGCCTTTGAACCTGAGCCAGCCGCCCGACTGCGGCGTCGGCCAGACGGCAAACTTTTCGCCGCTCGCCTCCCAGCGGGCCACCGGATCGGCGGTGGTGGTATTGGCGCCGGTGCCGGGCACCAGCAAATGTTCGGAGATGCCATAGCCGACCGTGACCCAGTGCTGGCTGTTCGGCTGCGCCGCCCAGGCTTCGCGAATGGCATCGAACTTCAGCTGCGGGCCGTAGTCGTAAAGCGCCAGACCGGCCGACATTGGCCGGTCGTCACGCAGCATCAGCTCCGGCCAGGTGAATGCCGTCCACAGCTCCTCCTGGGTGCGCTTCAACACGTATTTGAGCGTCGCCTCGGTGTTGGTGCCCTGCGCCACGGCGAGGCTGTGACCGGCCTCCGCACGGAGGTTGGCAACCATTTCCTGAAGCTGCTGCGTGCGCGCCATCAGCGTTTCCTGTTGGCCGTCATCCGCGGCGGCTCGATCTCGGTTTCCAACACCTCGGTCGACTGCGCCGCGACAGCATCGTCAGACTCGGCCTGGCCGGTGGTCTCAAGCAGGCCGGTGAGTGGATTGCGCCAGCGTGCGCCGGGCCGCAGCGTGGCGCGTGGCGCCTCAAGCTGATGCGGCGGCTGCTTGCCGCCGAACACTTCGGCGACGACCTCTTCGCCATACTTCAACGCCAAACGATGCCGTTCGGCCGGGCCGGACTGTTCAACATCAGCGAACGGCACCACGGTGTCGACGGAATCGCCGCCGTGGATCAACTGGAGGATGGAAATCTCCGGCCAGCTGACCGGGTCAAACTCGTTGGCAAAATAGATGTTGTTGTTGTCGCCGCCGATATGGATTCGGGCCGTGCAGAAATGCATTGAACTCTCCCCATTGAATTGGGGCGACCGGATGGCCGCCCCAGGTATTCGTAAGCTTAAGTGATCTCGATCACCAAGCTGGAGTTGAATTGTTTGCCGATTAGCTGGCAGGTAGAAGTAATAGAACGGTACATCAGGAACTGATTGTGTGGTCTTGCTGGAGTATGCTTATGCATCCATTCATCCTCCATAACCATAAGTTGTATTTTACTTGTATCCAACCAGTAACCGAACTTACTTCTACCCATATCATCTAGCGTCGGATCGTAGACGATATCGCCACCGGCGAACTTCATATCGCCCATCGCCGCGTCCTGGGTCTTGTTGAAGCCCGAGATGGAGTACGAGCCATTAGCCCGGATCTCGGTCTCCATCGCCGCCAGGAAGGCGGAGCCGACGATGAACAGGTTCGGCTCACCGCCGTACCTGCTCAACTGACGCAGCTCGCTTTGCAACACCGAAAGCAGCGCCCCGCCGTTGGCCGGATTGCTGGTCACCGGGCCGCCGCCATGCGCGGCCAGTGCCGGCGTGCCGGTCACCTTAGCGCCGAAGGCGGTGGTACGTGCGCGATTGCGCCACCAGGCATAAGCCGGGAGAGCGCGATCGAGACCGCCGACTGTACCGACTGACGGGTCATCTGCGACCAGCAGCTGGAGTCCGGCGAGTGCCTTCGGATCGGCAACACCGTTGCCGTAAAGGAGCTTGTTGAAATCGCGCGCGTACTTCTCGCCGAGATCAAACAGCTTGTCTTCCAGAAGCCCGACGAGAATGTGCATTTCCCGCCGCGAATGCTCGGACAAGCGCTCACCATTTGAGCCAGGGTCAACGACGGAGATGCCGTCGATCTTCAGCTCGGTGTGAGTGAGCTCCAAACCGATATGATGCTCGCGCCAGGGATACTGTGCCCTCTTGATGTTCGCCGGGGTGTAGAAGTTGACGACATCGTTGTGGGTGTAACCCGTCAGGTAGTCGTTGACGCCGCCGGCACCGAAGTCACCGGAAACAGCCAACGAGATATTGCCCTTGCCGCCTGGGAAAGTTTTCTTCCTGGCGACAAGCTTGTCCATGAGCGGACGCTTCTGGAGGGACTGCCTCCATTGTTCGCCCTTATCGAGATACCAGTCGAGACTGGCGGCCGCGATGTTGTTGATTTCTGCTGCTGTGAAAGCCATGGCTCACCCTAGGGGTGGCCCGCGCCGTTCCTTGATCTTGAGAGACCAACCAATGCCGCTTCCATGAGCGATCCCGGTTCGGCGCGTGCCGAATGCGTTTGACCGTTTCCGTTCGGCATGCGGGAAGTCGCCTGTGGGGCGGGTCGTTGTTTGCGGATCGTGGCATTGACCTCGTCATAGGCCGCCTTGGTGATTGCTATGGCGTCATTGACGTTGGTGATGGTGCCACCTCGCTCGAACAACATCGCCTGGGCGGTGCGCAAAACGGAGGCTTGTTTCGCCTTGTAATCGGGGTCGCTCGCGGCGAGCTGTTGTTCGAAAGCGATAACCGACCGGTTCACCTGGTCCTGTGCCGCCCGGTAAGCCTGCTTCGCAAAACTGGTTTGCTCGTGGCTCCGTTCGGCCAGTACCCTGCGGTGATCCATCTGCTGCCGGACATACTCCTTGGCCATCTGCTCGGTCATCTGGCCCGACTGGACCATTTGCCGAACTTCCTGCGGCAGCGCGATACCCAGGTATTCCTGGCTCTCACGCACGTAGGGAGCGATGGCTTCGTAGAATGCCTGGTGTCCGGCACGTCGCGCCGCGGCGATCTTCAAGGCTGTGGCAATGTCATCGCCACTCAGATCGTTGGTTTTGGCGAACGTCTCCAGCTGGCTCCCGATCTCGGCGACCGGCTTCAGCTGAGCATTTTCGCTTCGGAGTTCGCGGCGCTGCTTCAGCAGCTTGTTGATTTTCTTACGAATAAGCGGGCTGGCGGCCTCGGCCGGCGGCTCGCTGTCATCGTCGTCGCTTTCGGACTCGGCTTCCGCCTGTCCGTCGTCAGGCTTGTCTGGCGCTTCGGGGTGCGCCGGGTCTGCCAAAACATCCGGCTCGGTGGATTCCGGAACCACCTTGAGCACGGCATTGAGCAGTGACTCTTTCGAGTCTCCCGAGGACTCCGACGTCGGCTCGGACGGCGGAGAGGAGGGTGCGCTATCCGTCACCGGCGCCG